CACTAGCTGGGCACCACCATCAAGCCACCCGCCGAGCCCGATACCGCAGCCATGTCAACATATGAGTTCGCGAGGAAGTTCGTATCACCAAACTTCGTCGCGCCCACTGTGGCGCACCCTTGGAACACAATCGCCCCGCCCGGAGATGCACTGGTGAAACTGCCGAGCGCGGTAATCCCGGTGCCTCCGGACTTGATCGCATTCGTGAACGTGCAGCGAATGAAGTAATTGAAGCGATCGACGCAACTGGCGCCCGTGCCGAGAATGGCGAATGGGGAATTGGCCGACGCATCCATCGGAATCAGGCAATCACGGAAGACATTGCGCGTCGTGCCGCCGGCGAATTCAATCGTCGCATTGGCCGCTGACCGCACTTCGGTATCGGCGCCGATGACGCACGAATCGAACACGTTTTCGCCCGATCCGCCAGACCCAATCTTGAGCACCCGTGATCCGGCGTCCGCCCCTGACGCGTGATCCGCATCGCACATCCCGGCAATCTGGCAGTTCTGGAAGTAATTCCGGCTGCCCGTGACGACCATCCCAACCTGTGCCGTCGTGCCGGCCGTGAACCCCATGAACCATTGAATGTTCTGGAAGATACAGCCAGATGCTGACACCGTGAAATACGGCGTGAAGGCCGCCGTGCTCGAATTCGGGGCAATCCGTGCGCGCTGCGAGAACAGCACGGGCGCCGCGTTCCCGATCAGATGCGTTTCGCTCTTGGCCCAGGTAAAGGAGGCATCGCTCCGAGCGGTAGCCGACGTGCCGCCATTGGCCATCAGCACAACCGCGTCGTTCTGGCCGGCCGTGCAGGCGCCATACGCGGTCGCCAGCGTCTTGAACGCCTGCCCCTGCGAGAGGCCGGTATTGCCGTCGTAGCCATTCGCGGGATCGAGATAGTAGACGTTCCGAAACAGGCTCGCGAGGGCACTGGTCCCGGCTGACAACAACGCATTCGCGGCGTCTTGCGTCAAGGCACCGAAGGGTCCGTTATAGGCGCTCATGGCTGACTCCTTGGACCCTTTCGGGGCCCTGAGGTTAGTTCGTGGGAGGTGTTTTCCGGACGTATTTCCGCTTGGGCTGTTCTTTGATTTCGCCCAGCATGTTGTCCGTCGCTCGTTCGGCCTTCAGGGCTTCTGCGAGCGCCAACGTGCTCATCGTGACATCTTTCGCGCGTCGTTCGGCATCCGCCCGTGCCATGTCGGCCTCGAGCTTGATGAAGTGTTCTTTCGCATCCGCCGGCGATTCGAACCAATCGGAGCCGAGCCGCACGCGTTCCGTGTCGCTCTTGACGACGGTCGTCTCGCACTCTTCGCCAGGCTGATTCTGCCGATACATCGCTTTGGGATACGGCTCGTAACGATACGGCCCTTCCCAATACTCGGCATCATTCGGCGTCAACTGCCGCATTTCCCCGCGACTATCTTGAATTTCGGTCTGAATCATGAAACACCAGAAAGAAAGGGCCGAGCGAGATTGCCCGGCCCCGTCAGTTTACGCCTAGGTATCCGTCAGCGTAACGTTCGTCTTCCAGAGCACCAGCCATGCGAGGTTGTTGGCTTTGATGGAGAACCCATCGCCAATCGCCCCGCCGAAGGTCGCGATGTCCTGGTCGCCCGAGAAGCTGACTTCCGAGACCGCTCCAAGCGCGTCCACCGCGTTCAGCACGTAGGCATGCGCCGCCCCGGCCTGAATCGTGACCACTTGGCCTTCCTGCGCCAGCGTCGGGTCCGCAATCAACTGCGCCGTCGTCACGGTGCCGAGCACATTGACGAAGACGCCACCCTTGCTGATCGGGATGACCAGCGTGCCACCCGTTGAGGTGTTGTAGGTGATGTGCTCGACGGTCGGCGCGAACGGAATCTGCACTTCTTCGCCCGCCGGTGGCGACGAGAAGTCTGACGGGTCTCCCCAGAAGACCTGAGCCCCTGAGATATGGGCGCGCTGGGCCGTTCCATCCTGTCCGCACAAGACAGGCACCAAGCCACCGACCGCATCGGCCGAGGCTTTGAACAGTTCGCTGTCGATCATGAACATCTTGCCGCGGGTCATCCCCGTGGTCGTCGCGATCGACAGGGTCGTATCGCTGATGGCCTTGGCCCCGCTGAGTGTCGTTTCTGCTAATGCCATCGTTATGCTCCCTGGATCCGAACGACCCATTCCGGCCGGTAAGTCTTCCAGCCGTAAATGCAATCAATTCGACAGAGGTTCTGGTCGCTCAAGGCGTTCCACTGTTTCGCCATCCGGAGCGCAAAGCCGAGTGGTTTGCTCTGGATGCGTTCCGCAATCGCGCCGCCTTCCGGCATGATCAGGTCCGCCATCACCATGACGACGGCTTCCTTGACCCAGCCGAGACCCTGCGCGCCCGTGACGGCCGACGTGCCGACAACCGTAATCACCGCGTTGTCGACCGGCGACTGCGTGACGGTCTGCAACTGGCCCGACGTGATGATCGCCGGCTTGATGCTGACCGTAATCGCGCCCGTGGTGTCGCTGATGCGCTGCGTCACTTCGAACTGCTGCAGCGATCCGGTGCTCTGATAGTTCTGCGGATTGACCGCAAAGACACCCGAGGTGCCCGCAACTGCCGATGGGCCCAGCGTGAAGATGGTGCCCACGGTCAGCGTCGTGCCGCCCGAGGTCCAGCCATCCGTGATCAGCGAGGAGCCGGTCTGGTTCGCGCCATTGACGAGCGGCGTGCCGCCGTAGGTCGCGTTCGTGAACCGCGCGACGTTCTGATCCCAGAACCACTGTTGGAACCCGAGGACGTTGCTGGCGTAAATGCCCTTCTCGAACGAATCCGAGATGGTGCCCTGAGGATTGAACAGGGCGAAGTTCGCGTTGGTGATGGCCGCCTGCATGTCCGGATTGGTGATGACCATCCGGCGCGGAGGCGCGGCGTTGTTCGACAGGAGCGTATTCGCCGCGAGATACGTGCTATTCGCGGTGGGATTCGATCCCGGCGTGCCGACGCTGTTGTAAACCTCAAGGAAGATGCGCGAGAGGCCGTCGAAGTCGATCGTGTTCGCGAGCTGCACCGATGCCGGCTCAATGTAACGACCCGTGTAGTCGTCGACATCGACCGTCATCTGGAACGACGAGAAGGAAATCCCGACGTTCGCCTGGTCGGTCAGCGTGACCGGCACGATCTGGTCGGTAATGCTCTGCTGTTGAAACGCTTGACCTTTCGTGGTCTGGAAGCGTTGCGGCAGACGCAGATTGATGGTCGCGCCCACTTTGGCGCCGGCCTGCACGAAATCGTCGTCATACGTCCGATCGACGTTATTCGCGAACTTGAGGTTGTTGATCGCGATCCGCCCGACGCGCTTCAGCGTCCACAGCGGGGTAATGAGCTGGTTGGCCACTGAAGGCCTCCCTTACCAGCGGCTCTGTTCCCTGCGTTTCTTTTCTTTGGCGTTTTCGATCCGGATGTATTCCGGACTGAAGTCCATCTCGTCAGGGTCCACAGGAGTCGCACTCGCCGTGCCCCCGACCCGATGAATGGGAGGGTTGGCTGTTGATGGCTTGACCGACTGGGCTGCATCAGGTCGATTGGCGACAGCACCAGAGGCCACAAGGGTTTCGAGGTAGCGCCGCATCACCGGGGCAGCATCGAGCGGAGTGGTTGAAGACTCCTGCGCAAGCTGGGCGCAATCCTCAGGATGCGTGCTGAGGTATCGCACAATGTCGACGGATTTCGGAGAAGTCAAGAGCACGCGTTCCATCACCGGAGAAACAGGCGGATCATTCGCCTCAAGCGCCTGTTGCAAAACTGGATCAGACGAGCGGGCTTCTTTCAAATTCTGATGATAGGTGTCAACGATTTGACGATACTGCCGCTGTTGTTCCAGCACCGCATAGCGGTAATCGGCGCGCGCATCGGTGTAGTCGTCGTAGTCTCTGCCAGGATTCGCCTGCGACCACGCATCCCAGCCGGGAAAGCGACCATTCTGCGGCTGTGGCTGCTGGGAGGCTGGCTCGACCCGTTCAGCCGGTCGCTGTGCCCGTTCAAGGGCTTCAAGGCGTGTTTTGAGTGAGGCCGCCTCTTCGCGAGCGAGTCGCGCGTCTTCCTTGGCGGCGGCTTCTTTCGCAGTGGCCTGCTGGACGCGCGCTTGTGGATCGTTCCGCGGCTTGCCCGAGCGTGGCTTAAATTTGCCGGATTCGTCCCGATCGGCGGGTGGCGCCGTCTCAAGGGGCAATTCCGGGGTTGCCTCTAGTGGCTCATTGGCTGGGACCGGGTCGGAGGTCTGGAGTGCGTCTGGCTGGCGTTCGCTATCAGCCGTCCACAAGTCGTCCGAGGCATGCCCGGGCAGGGCATCGGCGGGTGTTTCGGTGTCGACTGGACTCATGAAGCGGACTCAGTATCTGTCAATGAATTGGCGGTGTCAAGATTCTGACTAGTATTTTCCGACTTTCGACAACGGTTTCGCATGCTTGACGTGCTGCGGCTTGCCCTTTTCGCTGCCAACCGCAAAATCATGCAGTT